TGCAGCGCTCAGCCGAGGTCGACAATGACCTGGTGGTGTTCGGCACCGGCCTGCTGTTCATCGGTGAACGGCGTGGCACCGGCGGTCTGCTGTTCCAGTCGGCGCCGCTTGCATCGACATGGATCGTCGAGAACTCGGACGGCGATATCGACACCATATTCCGCCGCTCGATGTTCACCGCCCGGCAGGCCGAACAGAAATGGGGACGTGACAACATCGGCACCCATACGGTCGAGGCCCTGACCAACAACGATCCGGACAAGGAGTTCCCGTTCCTGCAGGTGGTCATGCCGCGGGAGGAACGGGTTGCCGGGCAGGCCGACAAGCTGAACATGCCGTTCGCGTCCATCATCATCGATATCAAGAGCGAACATAAGGTGCGCGAGGGCGGGTTCCATGAATTCCCGTTCGCGGTCCCGCGGTGGGAGACCTCGACCGGCGAGGTGTATGGCACCAGCCCGGCCATGATCGCGCTGCCGGACGTGAAGACCGTCATGCAGCAAGGCAAGACCCTGCTCCGCGCCGGGCACATTGCGGTCGATCCGCCGACCTTGCGTCCCTCCGGCGCCGTCATATCTTCCCTGCGCAACTGGCCCGGCGGCGACATGACCTACGACCCGAGCCTGCTGATGAAGACCGGCGGCAAGAACCCGGTGTTTCCCCTGGTGTCGGGTGCGAACATCCCGCTCGGGCGCGAGATGCAGAACGACACGCGCGACCAGATATGGGCCGCGTTCTTCCGCAATGTCCTGCAGCTCCCGACCGAGGGGCCGCAGATGACGGCAACCGAGATACTGGAACGCAAGTCCGAGTTCATCCGCACCATCGGCCCGACGTTCGGCCGGCTCGAAGCCGACTACCCGGCGGTGGTGGTCGAGCGCTCGTTCGCCATCCTGCTGCGCAACGACTTCTTCCCCGAGCCGCCGGATGCGCTGGAGGGCCAGAACATCGAGTTCCGGTTCGTGTCGCCCATCACCCGTGCGCAGAAGCAGATCGAGGCCGCGAGTGTTCCCAAGACGGTCGCCGACATCGAGCCGCTGGCGGCACTCAACCCTGCGCTGCTGGACAACTTCGACGACGACCAGATCACCCGCGACGTGGCCGAGGCCAACGGCATGCCGCAGAAATGGATACGCACCACCGACGATCGGGATGCCATCCGTCAGGCGCGCGCCGAAGCCGAGGCCGAGGCGCAGCAGAAGGACGACCTCGAGCGGCTGGCCAATGCCGCGCCGCAGGTGACGGGCGCGGTCAAGGATATGATTGACATTACACCGCAGGAGGCGGCGTAGCATGGCAACCGTAACGAAACGGAGCGGCACGCGGTTCATTTGCAATGGCCACAAGGGCGACAGATTGCTGGCAACACCGGGCGGCGGGTTGCTGGTTGTTAACCCCGATCACCCGCCGCGCCTGATCAACTCGGACGGTGAAGTAACGGAATTGCTGGCATACACCGAAGGTGAAATTCGCAACGGGCGGATGGTCCAAACCTTTTCGACCGGCAAAGAAGGGGTTTGACGTGACGGATGCCAGCGACCGAAAGGAGGCGGCTTGATGGCAGACGTTCAGGAAATCGATGACGCAATCGTCGCAATCGTGAAAGCGCTCGAACGTACCAGGTCGGTGCGGGACAGGCAGTTGTTCGGTGATGGGCGAACCGATCTCAATTTCATTGCCGATCGCCTCGATGTCGCGTTGAGCAAACTTATTCACCGGTCGGCCATGGACAGCGTTCGAATGACTGCGACCGAGGTTTTGGAGCGCCGGTCGGAATTCCTCCGCGCTGTCGAGCCGACATTCGGCAAGGTCCAGTAGCATCCGCTGGTTCCGCAGGCGCCGCCGTCCGCCGCAAGACCTGCTCGACACGTTCGCCGAGATAGCGTCGCCGCTGACGGGTGTCGATTACACCCCCCGCGAGCGCTGGCAGGATTTCCAGCGCGTGTTTCTCGGTACGCCGCAGGGCAAGCGCGTGCTGTACGAGATTATCGGCTGGGCCGGTGTGCTGGACTCCGCCGCCGTGCCCGGCGATCCGCACATGACTTACCACCGTGAAGGCATGCGCGAGATGGGCGTGATGATCCTCGCCGTCCTGCGCGCCGGACCGCCGGACAAGACTGCCGCGACCGAAGCTGACAGCGATACCTATTTCCACCAACCTGAACCCGAGGACTGAAATGGCCGAACCAGAACCCAACCCGGAACCAAACCCTGACCCCGATCCGACACCCGATCCCAAGGCGGCAGCACCCGACCCGACGCCTGATCCGGTTGGTTGGCGCGATCCGATCACCGACGAGGATACCCGCAAGTTCGCCGACCGCTTCAACAGCGTGGCGGACATGGCAAAGGCGGGACTGAAATTCCAGCAGCAGGTCAGTAATTCCATCACCAAGCCCAGCAAGGATGCCTCGGACGAGGATGTGGCAGTTTACTATAAATCCCTCGGCAGACCGGACGAGCCCGACGGCTATGAATTCACCCGGCCCGACGACCTGCCGGACTGGCTGGCCCCGACCGACGAGAGCAAGGCCAACGAGATCGCCATTGTCACTGCCATGCACGGAGCCGGCGCCACGCCCGAGGTCGTGCAGGCCGGCATCAACGCCTATTACCTGGAACAGAAACGGGTCGGCGAGGAAGCTGCTGCCGCGGTGAATAAGTCGATGGAAGCGGCGGTCACCGCCCAGCGTGCCAAGTGGGGCGCCGATTACGACGAGAACCTGCGGATTGCACAGAACGCGCTCAAGACCTACGGTGGCGATGAACTCGTTGCGTGGCTGGAGGAAACCGGCGGCGGCGACCACCCGGCGTTGCTGGGCGCGTTCGCCACCATCGGCCGGCAGATGGGCGAGGACGGCATGATCCATACCACCATCGGCGACGACAAGCGCCAGACGCTCGAACAGCGCGAAAGAGAGATCATGGAAACGCTGATCGACGACCGTACCCAGGCGCAGGAAAACGAACTCAAGGAAATCCGCAAGCAGCTTTACGGCACCGGCGAGGCGACGAACCGCGTCGCGGCGTAACAGAGGGGCTCATTATCGAACTGGCGCAAAACGCAGTTCGCATCTGTCTGTATTTTCGGACGTTTCTATATGCAAATCGTCGCGCTCGAATAATCCACGGGGGATTGAGATTGGTCCGGCGGCATGGATTAGTGCCGCAATCACCCTTTTTAAATCTCTATTTTCATGCTGCATCTGATCGATGATAGCGGTCCCGTTACGGGCAAGTTCGTCCATGTCGTGTTGGTAGTCAGCCATCCCAACATAATCAAAGTCTCGTCTCATGGTCGATGATCCTGGTTTTAATGGAGGTTATGGAAAGTGACGATGGGCGGGCGGATTCGAACCGCATCCCCAAGTATCGCGGATCTCAGGGACAACCGCGATTAACAAGGCCACCAAACCGAAAGGTGACTTCTCTACCCACCGTCACTTTTTGATTTTAGCACACTCCATTCTTTAGGAAATTTATTTCCACCCGGCCAGTGGTCCACCGCCGTTCGGCGCCCCGCGAGGCCGGTCAAAGCTACCGAGTGCTCTTCAACGGAATAATCGCGCGCCCGGCTTATAGCCGTCCACCGCGCGCCTCCAACGAGGCCCACCACACGGTCGCCTGCGAATCCCTCAACCAAACGCAGGAGACTCGAAATGGCTATTTCTGTAAACCAAGCCTTTGTGACCGGCTACGAGAAAGACGTTCACGAAGCATTCCAGCGCCGCGGATCGAAATTGCGCATGATGGTCCGCCACGCTGTGGACGTCGTGGGCTCGACCCACGTCTTCCAGAAAGTCGGCGTCGGCGTTGCGACCACCAAGGGCCGCAACGGCAATGTCACTCCGATGAACGTTGCGCATACCAACGTGACCGCAACCCTGGTGGACAGCTATGCACCGGATTACGCGGATAAACTGGATCTCGACAAGCTGACCATCGATGAAAGAAAGGTGCTTATCAACGCCGGCGCCTATGCACTCGGCCGCAAGGTCGATGCCGACATCATCACCCAGCTTGATGCGACCACGACCACGGAGACCAGTGGCACCACGGGCGATTTCTCGCTCACCAAGGTGCTGACGGCCCAGGCCCAGCTCGGCAACAACGATGTGTTCGAGGCGGGCCGCATGTACGCCATCGTGCCGTGGACCGAGTGGAACAAGCTCATGCTTGTCCAGCAGTTCGCGATGGCGGACTGGGTGAACGACAAGCCGTGGCTCGAATCCGGCATGGCCAAGCGCTGGCTCGGCACCATCTGGATGCCGCACTCGGGGCTTGAGTCGCTGGTGGCTGCAACGGTGGCCAAGTCTTACTGGTGGCACGAGTCGGCCGTGGGTAACGCCATGGGCACGGAAATCCAGACCGACGTTAACTGGATACCCGAAAAGGTGGCGTGGCTCATGAACAACATGATGAGCCAGGGGTCGATCCTGATCGATGCCAACGGCGTCATCGAAATCCGCAACACCCGGGCATAGGAGGATATAATGGCGTTTGCAGATGCAAGACTGAACCTGCTTGCGGGTGGCGGCGGGACCGGTGGTCTCGGCATGTATATGTACGTGACCAACGGCAGCGATACGGTGGCGACGGTGGTCGAACAAGGCTATTTCGACAACGGCGCGACCACCAACACCGGCATCCGCGACAAGCTGCGGGTCGGCGATCTGATCTTCATCATCCAGCCCGGATCGCAGACCGTGCAGGATCCGCTGAAGCAGATCGTCGACGTGGGGCTGACGGTTGTCACCGAAGTCACCTCGGCCGGCGTAATCAACTGCGCCAACGACTTCATGGGTGCGACCGTTTCGTACACGGCTTAGTCGTAATCAGTGTGACGATGGGGAGGGGCTTCGGCCCTTCCCCGTTCACCCCGTGAACACGGAAGCCTTCCCGCCCTATCCGGGTGAACACTCCGGTACGGCCTTGGTGCTGGGAAACGGGTTCACGCTGCACGACGATTACGCCCGCGCCAGGGAATTGCGCCCCGACGCAGAGGTGATCGCCGTCAACGAAGCGTGCCGGTTCTACCGCGCCGATCACGTCTACAGCTACCATTACGGGCCTAGCCATCTCGATATGTGGTTCCCGCGCCAGGTCGAGAAGTTCGGTCCCGGCGCGGTCTGCCATTCCTCGCCGTGGCACGCTAAGGATTACGTGATCCCCGACGAGTGGGGTGTGGTAGAATACTGGTGGAAGCGGGCCGGCGCCAACGGCTCAAGCGGTTGGATGGCCACCCGTCTCGCCCGGCTGATGGGGTTCGACGAGATTATCCTGTGCGGAGTGCCCATGGCGAGCGGAACCTACTCGGACGGCAACATGGCGAAGGACTTTATGAAGGCCAAGGTGGTCACCCACTACCGCCGCGGCATCGCCGAGCAGACGGATTTCCATGCAGGGGTGTATAGTATGAGCGGCTGGACGATGGAATTATTCGGAGAACCAAGATGAACTTGTTCAAGGGCTGCAAGGACGGCGTGCATAAATTCGAGGCACGGTACGACAAGGCTCCGGCCGACCTTTCGGCGTTCAAGAAACTCAAGGGCGATGATGTCGGGCCGGTGCTCGAGAAATTGCGCCACGTGACTTACGTCCGTGATGTTTGCGTGCTTTGCGGCGAGACGGTCGAACGCCCCGATGCCACCGTTATTCCGCTTGCTCGGTCCGCCTGAATGACCGAAGCCGGGGCAACGCATTTAAGAGAGAACCAGGCATTTGTTCGTTGTGATTGCGACTGCGCGCAGGTTTGCCCGCAAGGCCGGCGCGGGTTTGAAACCCGATGCGTGGTAAGAGCCGCCCGACCGGAACTGGAACAAGCGCTTTCGCACATTCCAGAAGAAAAGCCTTGTGAGAATCTGGTTTGATGGTGGTGTGTTTACGCGAAAGCACGACCGAACGGGATGATTGGGCACGCTGCCCGACCTGTAACCTGTCTCTTATACACATCTCCGAGCCCACG